CTGGGTCTGAGCCTACAGCCGCGACAACTTGTTGAACAACAGCTGTAATACCACTTGTTGCTCCTGTGATTGTAGTACCTACAAATTCATCTAAGTAATTATCAGCGTTTAAAGCACCTTGAGTTGAATGTGTAAATGATGATTCTATTTTTACATAATCATATTCAACATTTAAAGTAACTTTACCATTTACAACTCTTGAACCATCTTTAAATGCAAATTGACCATATCTATCAATTTGAGCCTGCAATGCTGTTTGTAATTGTGTTAACTCTCTTGCTTGTACAGCATAACCTGGTCTAAAAAGGACCCTATGATAATTTTTTGTTTCATCAAAATCATCATAATAAGGTGGAATGCTATAATTTTTTACTACTGTTGTTGCCATAAATCTCTCTTCCTAATATTATTTATATTAGAATTCTATAATTACTTTAATATCTTCAATCTGTGTTGTTGTTCTACTAATTGGGTCTCTATTTTCTAAGAATAATATTTCACCACTTTGTCTATCAACTTCTGGAGCTCCGACTGCAGGAGTATCTAAAGTTGCTGTTTTAGCACTTGTTTGACCAACAATATCTTCTCCATCTGTAAAAGCAGTATAACCTGTTTTATCATTTTGATGATATCTTAAATAGTCACGTACTGTATCTTTTTCAACAACATATGCTTGAGCACCAGATGTTTGGCCAACGATTAATTCATCAACTGAAAAATCAGTTGCATTATCAGTTGTATTTCCTGTATCTATTTCTACATAACTTGTAGCTTTTAAAGTATCTTCTGTTGATACTAAACCTGCAAGAGGAGTAGCGTTATAATCTCTTGGTTCGTTAATTAACATAATTTGTCTAAAATCATTTCCTACTGTTAAATCACCACCATCATTACCATCTAATTTAGTATTTAATGAAATAAAGAATCCACCAAGTTCTGATACTGGGTCAACACCATGACCACCTTTAGGAGATAAAACTGCTCTTGCGCCAGCATCTGAACCGCCACCACCAGAGAAAGTAATATCTGCTACTCTGTAATTTGTTCCTTTATTATTTACTGTAATAGCTGTAACAACTCCACCAGCAACAGTAGCAGTAGCAGTTGCTCCTGAACCATCTCCTGTAATTGTAACTGTTGGTGCTGATGTATAACCTGTTCCACCTGCTGTGACTTCAATTCTTTCAATACCACCTGCTGTGGAAGAATCTCTTGAAGCTTTTTGGTTTAAATATTGAGCATAATCTGCTTCTGCTAAAACTGCTTCTGCTGCAGCATCATTAGCATACGCAAAAGTTAATTTAGGGTCTGCCGATATATCAATAGTTTGTGCAGCTGATAAAGTTAAAACTGAACCATCAATTGCTGTAACTGTTGGTGTACCTGAAATTTCTGTACCTGATACTGTCATACCTATACTAATTTCTGGTACGGTTTGTGTTAAAGTAACTGTTGTACTTGAAGATGTTGAAACTGAAACAATAGCATCTGCACTTAATGACACTGTTTTTACAGGCATATAACTATTTGTTAAGAATTTCTCAGCATCTGCAACACCTGTTGTATACATATATTTCCATGTATAACCATCTGATTCTGCAGTTGGTGCTGTTAATGTTTGAGTTGGTTGTATGCTTGAAGCACCACCGCCTGCTTTAATACATTTGTAAACTTTAAATTCTGAAGTAATTATATAGAAAGCTTTATCAAAGATAGAAGCATCATCTGAATCCCATGCATAATATGAATTACCAGAAGTCCAAGTATATCTTGGTACAACGTGAGAAATATCAGTTGCTATAATTTTTTTCATACCAATCATATTTGCTCTTGCTTCTCCAAGTTCATCTAAATGGTCACCTGGAGTAAATGGTGTGGTATCTGTTGTATCAGATGTAGTCAATGACCATACGTCTGACTTACCTATTGATACATAAACGCTTGAACCTTGTACTTGTTCTTTAAAGTGTTCTGCATTTAAAGTTCTAAAATTTGATGTTACTATTGCTGCCATGCTGCTTTCCTGCTTATTCTATATGTACAAATGTACTTGTGTTATATTTATTTATATCATTTGAGTCGATAGTTTCAAGTGTATTTGAACCTAAAAACGCAATTGTTTGGTTAGTATTAAAAAGTCTAGGACTCGTAAAGAAGTTCTCTGGACCTTTTCTTTGTTTATATCCATTATTTATAATGGTTCTAAAGTTTGAGTTTACCACTTTAACTCTATGTTCTGGTAAAAATTTAACTGCTGTTTCAGTTGAAGTCATAATAGAGCCAGATGTTTGTCTTGGATTTACTTTGACTTCTGTTATTATTTGTGAAACATCGTTATGATTTAAACTTAAATCTAATATTTCTTGTTGGTCTGCAACTCGAATTTCGTTATTCACTGCAGAACCTAATCTTATTTCTGGGTCACTAATATATCCATTACCTGCATTTGTAATATTTACACCAGTAATTTCACCATCACCATTTAATGTAAATTCAGCTGTTGCTGTTACATTACTTGATAAAAGATTTCCTAATGCATCTTTTGCCTGTGGTTCTGGAAATACAATACTTGGTGCAGTCGTATAATTTTTATCAGCAAATCCAATTGCTTCTACTTCCGCGATTTGACCTTCATTTGGATTTGCTGCAACTGATGCAAATAAATTAGACCAACCTGAACCTTCAGTATTTATTGTAATATTATCTTGGTCTAATCTTCCTTTTGAATCAATTCCTATTGTAACTGTTGGTGCAATTCCAGTTTCACCAGATATTTCAACTCCATTAAATGTGATTGCTGGAGCAGATGCATATCCAAATCCAGGTTCTACAATACTCACACTTTCTAATTCACCATCTATTTTTGTTGCTGTTGCTGTTGCGGTTTCACCAGTAAATGAATGGTCTGTACCAGAACCTACACCTGTAATATCAATTTCAGTACCACCTTCTGTTTCAGAAAGTTTTACTTTTCCACCAGTTGATGATATAATATAGTATTGATTACCTGATACTAAACCACTAATTGAAGTTCCTCCATCTGAACTATATGTTACAAGTGAATTCACTGGTAAAGCTTCTTGCTGTGCAGTGGTAAGTTTAATTGTGTTGTCTGTAATATTAACAATACCTGTTCCTAATACTTCATCATCACTTCCATCAAAAGTAATTGCTGATGGCGGGTTTATAGTTATTGTTGGTATATTATAATCTTTACCACCATCAACTATTGAAATAGAATCGACTGAACCATTTGCTAAAACTGCAGTTAAAGTTGCTGTTGTAAATCCTGATGGAGTTCCAGCATCAGATGATATTACTGTAGGTGCACTTAAGTAACCACTTCCGCCAGATGTAACTGTTACACTATTAATAATACCTGATTTTAAATCTAAAGAAAGTGTACCTGTTCGATGAATCTTTGCAGTTGTTTGTGGTAAGAACATTGATACAAACATTTCAACAAGTACTGGAATATCTTCAGGTCCTATAATACCAGCTTGTTCTTGTGGCATACGACTTAATGTTAAAGCATCTGTTAATACAGCACCAGTTAATTGTAAGAAAATTAATATTTCTGCAAAATATACAAACCCTGCTGGATGAACAAGTCTATCATATGAAAGTTCCCAATCAGATAAATTTTTACCTGTTTTAATAAGATATGCAAACTTTTGATATTTTAAACTATCTTGCAGTCTTATGTTATAAGATAAAAATCCTTTATTATCTAAATATTGTCCACCTTTTGTTAATGCTGGATTTACATCCCAATTGCCAGATGATGGTATCAATACTGAATCATAAGGAAATTCTACTTCAACTTCATCATTAAAAAGTATTTTAAAAAATATTTCAATACTATCTGATGAACCACGCAATTTATAAAAGTCAATAATTTGTTTATATAATGCTCTTTTATTAACTGTTAAATCTCTTGGAATTGTTGCTGCAATTTCTTTTTGCATTAACTCTAAATAATTTTGAGCATTTCTATCAATATCCATTGCATTTTCAATTGTATTCATTACATAAGATGGTCCAGGACCAACCCAGTATTTTACAATTGTAGTTAATTTTGCAGTATAATTATTATATCCAGATAAATTATTTACAGTAAACGTTTTACCTATTTCAGATGTAGATGTTGCAAGTGAACCAGGCAATTCATTACCGTTTGTAATTGCTACATTTATATCTGTTAAATCAATATTAGTTGTTGTACCATCTGGTGCTGTTAATACAAGTGTTGAATCTGCACCGGTTTCATCTGTAAAAAATCTATTATTATCATTATTTGGGTCAGGTATTCTAAATTGTGCTTGATTATTTAATACAATATCATCAAAAGTTTCTGTCTCTTGATAAATAAATTCGTCCATATTCATGAACGTATAATATGCTTCTAAAAATTTTGTTAATTGCTCTTTATCTTCTAATATTTCAGAAGGTATTAACTGGTCAATACGAATATTTTCTTTTGTTTCTTTTAAACTTCCATGTTCGACTTCAATCGCACCTGGAGTTAATGTCGTTTTATGAGCCATTATTTAAATCTTGATGTTGTGTTATAATTAATACTTCCTGCAGAACCTGCTACTGCAATTGTATCAATTTCTGGTGTTATCACAACACTATTATTATCAATTGATACTAATTGGTCTCTTTTTGGAGCAAGGTCTAAAGAATTAGGTAATATGGTTAATTTAATTGCATCAGTAGTATCTGGTCTAAAACTATTAAGTATGATTGTTCCTTTTAATACATCAATCACACCTGCTTGACTTATTACCGTGACATTAGTATTATTTACTACTTTATAAACAATCACAGTTCTATTTGTTGAACCAGAAATTGGAACATCTCCAAAGAAATGGTCTACATTATTAATTTTAAATGCAGATGATGTTAATATAAATCTATCTGATTCTCCACTTTGATAGAAAGGAGCAACAAAAGATAGACTAAAATTATTATCTGCGTTATTTAATGGAGTAATATTTTGAAACATTCTTGGTCGTACAATTGTATTTAGAATTGATGGGTCTGAATTATCGATTGCTCTTGTTAATTGTGAATGTCTAAATACACCATCAAATTTATTTAGGTTATTAAAATTGTAATCAGAAATAGTATCTCTTACAACTGATTGTAATTCAACAGAACTTCTATCTGTTAAATTTGGATTATATTTAAATGCAACATCTAATTCTAAAAAAGTAAAATTAGTATCTACAATTTCTGGTGTAATTGAAACAACGTTTTTTCCTTTTAATATTGCACCAGTAATATCTGTTTTTTCTGCTGTTGTAAGTTGGTCTGCTAATAAAGGTTTAATTGCAATATAGACTTTACCATAATCAGGTGGGTCATTATCTTCTCCACCCCATGTTGATATTGAATCAATGTTACTAAATTCTTTCTTTATAATTGCTGCGTAATCATCTGCAGTTACAGCTCTATTTTGTGCAATAAATGTTAGTGGTGCATTAAATCGTATTGATTCACTTGTTTCTTGGTCAGCACCACCACTTGCTGCAGTATCTAATGTGACTGTAATATTACTAAATCCACCAATAGAATCTACCATACTAAATGAATTAGCACCATTACTTTCTTTGCCTTCAGTAGTAACATAATCAATTGTTACAATATTGTTGTTTGATGGCTTGAATCCAGTAACACCATCACCAAAATATATTTCATAATATCCACTTGGATTTTCTTGTAAGTAATAAACTTTTGATGTTGAGTCTACATCTTTTAATGATTCGAATTTTGTATAAATATCAAAGGATGATGATTCTTCATTAGATTGTACTCTTACTCTTAATGTGCTTGTATCTGCATCATAGTCTGTTAATTGAAACTTTTGATTTTCTATATCATTATCAACTCTATATTTTAATTCTCTAATTGAACCTTCTGCAATTACGACATCATTAAATTGATATGTATTTGCTGTCACAGCACTTAATGTTGCTTGTTGAGTTTCTAAAACAACATATTGAAACTCTTCACCACTTACAACTGTATTTAATTTTGTTCCACGAGATAATTCTAATATTGTAGGTTTAGTTCCTATTTCAGCTGCAACATTAACAACTAAATCTACTTTTGCTCTTGGAGATAAGACTGAACGTGGTGTATAACCTAAAAGTTTTGCTCTTGTGACAACATTACCACGTATTTGTGCTGAATCTAAAAATGATTCATTTAATGAGTAATGAGCATTCAACGCATTATAGTGAGTGTTATATGCTAACACATCTAATAAGACATTTAATCCACTACCATCAAAGTCATAGTCATTAAACTCTGCTTGTTGTTTTAAAAAGTTTTTTAAATTTTGCTTAATGTCTGCAAAATCTAATTCTGTTACGTTTAAATTTGTTGCCATATTATCTTAGCCTTCTTAATACAATTTCAACATTTTCTGCTGTATCGTATTCTTTTATTAAAAAATTAACTGTTATTCTATATGAATTTGTTTCTGATTCATCAAATATTTTTATATTTAAAACTTCAATTCTTGGTTCATGACTTTTTAATACTCTAGAAATACCTTGTTTTAAATCTAGTTTTGTAATTGCATCTGCAGGTTCAAATAAGAGTCCTCTTAAATTAGCACCTAATGTTGGTTGAAAAGGTCTTTCGAAAAAATTACTAACTAATAAATTTTTAACAGCATTCTTAATTGCTGCATCATCTTTTAAAGGTATAATATCCTTACGTATTGGATGTATCTTTAAAGAAAGGTCTAAATCTCTCCAAGGCTTTTTCTTAGATACAACTTTTGCCTGCTCTAAGTTGCCTGAAATTTGTTTATCGCCTGTAAGTAATCCTGCCATATATGTATTTATACTAATTAATCTGTTTCTTGCTCAATAACTGTGTTTGGAAGAGGACTTTGTGTATTATTAATTAATGTTTGTACTGATTCAGGTAAATCTATTGTCTTTGGAAACCCAACTAATGTAAGATAATTACAAAAATTAAATGTAATCCATTGAGTTAATGAACCTAAGCCAATTGCATCAAAAAATGCTGTAACTTTTTGCATCCATTTTTTAATTAAATATGTCTGCCATTCTTCTGTAAACTCTCTTGCTCTTTTTAATAATCTTTCTTTTTGAAACTCTGGTATTTCAACATTATCATCAAACTCTCCACCTAATAAATCTAATAAACTAAATCCAAATATTTGAACTTGTTCTAATTCTTCTATTGTTTTATCTCTTATTAAAGCTTCTAAATCTATTTGTTGTAATCCAGGAAATGATGGTAATCCTAAAGCACTCCATATTTCATCAAACAAATCAATAAGACCAGTAAATCCACCACTCATTAATAGATTCATTTTCTTTGCTACTTCAGAACGTATATAATTTCGTATTGATTCTTTCTTAAAATCTGCAGTATCAAACTTATTCCAGACTTTATATTCACTCGGTATTAAATCATATATACTATCAACTTCTTCTAACTCTATATTATCTAAAACACTATTTGGATTAGCTAAAAATTCTAATATGTCAATTTCAATACCAAGTATTGTAACATTAAATTCAATTGGAAATAAGGTATTAATTAATTCTAATATTTTTTGTTGTATATACATAGGATATTCCGATGATAATCGTGTTATCATGATTTCCCATTCTAATTCTGGTATTTCTATCTTCTCAAAGTTTGGGTCATATATATCCAATAAAGAACGTATACTCTCA